AATTTAATAAAGACAGGTAGAGATAATAACATTGACAACCTTTAAGTACAAACCTGATGGGGAAACAATAAAGGAGTTTATGAAGAGTGACTCATTCTTTAGAGGACTTAGAGGACCAGTTGGTTCAGGAAAATCGGTTGCTTGTTGCGTTGAAGTCTTCCGTAGAGCATTGGCACAAAAGAAAAATGAAAAAGGAATACGCAAATCAAGGTGGGCAATTATTCGGAATACGAATCCACAGCTTAGAACGACAACAATTAAAACTTGGTTAGATTGGTTTCCAGAGCATACTTGGGGAAACTTTAGATGGGAAGTTCCTTACACTCATTATATAAGAAAAGGGGAAGTAGACCTTGAGGTTTTATTTCTTGCTCTTGATAGACCAGAAGATGTTAAAAAATTACTGTCACTAGAACTTACAGGGGTATGGGTTAATGAAGCAAGAGAATTACCCAAGTCTATTGTTGATGCTTGTACTATGCGTGTTGGTCGATACCCTTCAATGCGTGAAGGTGGTCCAAGTTGGTCAGGGGTTATATGTGATACCAACGCACCTGAAGAAGATCATTGGTGGTCAATAATGTCAGGTGAAGTTCCTGTTCCAGACCACATACCAAAAGAAGAATCTCGTATGCTTGTTAAACCTGATACATGGAAATTCTATACACAGCCAAGTGGTATGTTAGAAATAAAAGATTCGTCAGGTAATGTTGATGACTATAAGCATAATCCAAAAGCAGAGAACACCAGCAACCTTCTTAAAAGCTATTATGATAATACAATACGAGGTAAGACAAAATCTTGGATAGATGTTTATATTATGAATAAGCTAGGTAATGTCGCTGATGGTAAACCTGTTTATCAAATGTTTGCACCTGAAGTTCATGTTGCAAAAGAAGAAGTTAATGTTGCAATCGGTATCCCTGTATATGTTGGTTTAGATTTTGGCTTAACACCAGCCTGTGTTTTCGGTCAAAAAGTAAGAGGTAGATGGTTAATCCAATCTGAAATTGTAGCGTTTGATATGGGTATAGTTAGGTTTGCAGAATTAATAAGAGAAGAGTTAGCTACTAAATATGCTTCGCACGATGCTCTTATCTATGGTGACCCATCTGGTGACTTTAGAGCGCAGACAGATGAATCAACACCCTTTCAAATTCTTAGAGCCTGTGGGCTTAGAGCATTACCAGCATCGTCAAATGATGTCGGTCTTAGAATTGAAGCTGTTAATAAATCTTTAACGAGTATGGTAGAAGGACAATCAGGTATATTGATTGATTATAGGTGTCGAACTATTATAAAAGGGTTTGAAGGTAACTACCAATACAGACGTATTCAAGTATCAGGTGAAAGATATAGTGACAAACCTGATAAAAATATGTATTCACATATACATGATGCGTTACAGTATTTAATGTTAGGTGCTGGTGAAGGTCGACAATTACTTTCAGGACAAAAACCTTTGAAAGCATTTAACGCAAGAAAAGAGTTTGATGTATTTGCTCGTAAAGCCAAGCCAAGAAGGCAAGGTATGTGGGCAAGAATGTAGGAGAAATTATGTGCATATTTAGTAGAAGACAAGCAATGCCAATGCCAGAACCTAAAGTTGACCCAGCTGTAGAAAAAGCAAAAGCAGAAGAAACAGCTATGCAAGAGAACATAAAAAAGAAAAGTGATGCTTACAAAGCAAGAGTACAAGGTGGTCAAGTAGGTAGACGTTCTTTAATATCAGGTGAATCTGGTGGGATTGGGTATGTAAAATGATAACAGGTAATCTAATAGATTCTGTATCAACAGCTGATGATACTAAAACACAACAGCTTTTAAAAAGATACGAAAGAGCATTAACAGTTCGTAAAAATTGGGTAGACCTTTTTGAAGAGTGCTATGAATATGCATTACCACAAAGAGAAAGTTTCTATTCCGAAACAGCTGGTCAACGTAGGGATGATAAGATATTTGATGAAACTGCTGTTGTTGGTGTACAAGAATTTGCATCACGATTACAAGCTGGAATGGTTCCAAACTTTGCACGATGGGCAGATTTAATGGCTGGGTCAGAAGTTCCAAAAGAAAACAGAGAACAAGTTAATTCAGAATTAGAAGAAGTGACAGATTACGTTTTTGAAGTTATACAGAACTCTAATTTTGCACAAGAAGTTCATGAATCATTTATGGATTTAGCTGTAGGAACAGGAGTTTTACTTGCAGAAGAAGGTGATGCAATACAGCCAGTACGTTTTTCAGCTATTCCACTACCTCATGTTGCACTTGATGTTGGTCCTGATGACAATATTGACCACATATTTAGAGAACGTCTTGTCCGTGGTGCAGAACTTACTGTTGCATATCCAAGGGCAAAGATACCAGCAAAAGTTGAAGAACAAGTTAAAAGAAATCCAGAAGATAAAAGAAAAGTTTTAGAAATTATATACAGAGATTATTCAAAATTAAATGTTATGGCACATCATTATTGTGTTGTTGATATGAATACAAAAGAAAAGTTACTGCAAGAAAGGTATGAAGGTATTGGTTCTTGTCCTATTATTGCGTATCGTTGGTCTAAAGCGAGTGGAGAAATTTATGGGAGAGGACCATTAATTAATGCTTTAAGTGCAATCAAGACTACCAATCTCACAGTTGAATTAATATTAGAGAACGCACAGATGGCAATCTCTGGTATATACCAAATGGAAGATGATGGCATTATTAATCCTGATTCAATTTCGTTAGTTCCTGGAACTGTAATTCCTAAGTCAGCTGGAAGTGCTGGATTACAGCCAATAAATAGTGCTGGTCGTTTTGATGTTGCTGATTTAGTTCTTGGTGATATGCGTAATAATATTAAACGTGCTTTATATAATGATATGTTAGGCGATCCAAACAGAACACCAGCATCTGCAACAGAAATTGCTGAACGAATGGCTGACCTATCTAGACGAATAGGCAGTGCTTTCGGAAGGCTCCAAGCAGAACTTGTAACACCAGTATTGCAAAGAGTTGTTTATATTTTAAAGAAGCAAGGTAGAATAGATGTTCCAACAATTAATGGTAGAGAAGTAAAGATTCGTTCTGTTTCACCATTGGCACAGGCACAAGCACAGGCAGATGTTGTGAGTGTAGATAGATTCCTTGAACTTGTAGGGGGTCGGTTCGGTCCACAGATATTAAATCTGTTAATAGATTCACAAGAGGTATCTATTTATTTAGCACGAAAGTTTGGTGTACCTGATAACTTAATTAGATCGCCAGAACAAAGAGCAATGTTAACGCAGATGGCACAGCAAATGGCACAGATGCAACAACAACAAGGAATGGAACAACCAGTACAATGAGTAATGTAGGCATAGATGGTTATCCTAGAAAAAAAGATGCTGATGAAAAATTATCACATGATATAGCTTTCTGTTTTTCTACGCCAAGTGGACAAGCTGTATTAAAGTACCTGAGAAATATAACAATAGAGTCTGTATCTGGTGCTAATATAACTGACAATGAACTAAGACATCTAGAAGGTCAGCGTTATCTTGTTGGTTTAATAGAAAGACGTATTCAACATAGTCATGGAGTAAAAAGAAAATGAGTGAACAAACTGAATTATCCGTAGAAGAAACAACAGCACCAGAAAGACCTGAGTGGTTGCCTGAAAAATTTAACACAGCAGAAGATATGGCAACAAGTTATTCAAATTTAGAATCTAAAATAGGTGCAAAGGATGAAGAATTACGAGAATCCATTACACAAGAAATGCAAGATAACTTCTATGCAAACAGACCAGAAACATCAGGTCATTATGAATTACCTGAAAGCATTGATGAAGAACTAGCTAATGATAATGAATTATTAAAATGGTGGGCAAACGAATCATGGGAGAATGGTTATAATCAAGAACAATTCTCTAAAGGAATAAATATGTACACAGATGCTTTACAAGCTAATCAACCTAATCTTGAAAAAGAACTTGAAGCATTAGGTGATAATGCTCAAGCAAGAGTAGATGCTGTAAGTTTATGGTCACAAGCAAACTTTCCTGAAGAAAGTAGGAGTGCATTTGAAGACATGGCACAAACAGCAAAAGGAATTGAAACTTTGGAAATGATTATAGAGAAATTAAAAGGTGCAACAATATCAGGAACATCTAATCCAACAGGACTAATATCAGAATCAGACCTTACAGAAATGATGAAAGACCCTCGTTATTGGAACGCCAAAGATAGAAACCCTGACTTTATAAAGCAAGTTGATGAAGGATTTGCAAAGTTGTATGCTAAAAGATAAGCTGTATGCTACTGTAGGACCCATAAAAATAATTAAAGCAGAGTTAGAACACGCTAATTATTTGTCAACACGTTTAAGAAATAATGACTTGCGTGAAGTTAAGTTAGCAAATAGTGACCCACTTGAAACACTAGTAACGCCTTTGACAATGAAAGCACCTACATATTCAGCCATAGTTGAAGACAAACCTATATGTATGTTTGGAACTGTACCAGAAGAAGAACGTAAACATCATGCTATTGTTTGGGCATTAGGTAGTGATACTATATTTAAATACAAAAAAAGTTTTGTGAAAGCATCTTTATCTATGGTGGAATTGTTACAGGCAAAAAATAAAATCATATGGAATGTAGTTCCAAAAGACCATTACGATACTATTTTATGGCTAACAAGATTAGGGTTTACTATCGAAGGTCCAGTTATAAATATTAAAAATACCACTTTATTACATTTTACACGTTGCCAAAATATAAAAAATGTGGCAGTAGTACATTAAGTGACCCTTATCTAAGCTGAATGGTCTTGAAAAAGGCAACCATGCAGATGCTAAGAATGGACAATCATGCTAACGGATGTGAAAGCATCTTAAATTTAATCTTGTTTAAAGGAGAAATCTTATGGCGAATACCATAGATACAGCTTTTATTAAACAGTTTGAGTCAGAAGTCCATCTGGCATATCAGCGTATGGGTTCTAAGTTAAGAAACACAGTTCGTACAGCTGGTAATGTAAGAGGAAACCAAGTTCGTTTCCAAAAGATAGGTACTGGTTCAGCTAATACTAAAAGCAGAAGTGGTAATGTTACACCAATGGAATTAACACATACAACTGTTGATGTTACATTAACCGATCATTACGCACCAGAATACATTGACAAACTAGATGAGTTAAAAACAAACATCAATGAACGACAGGCAATAGCAACTTCGGCTGCGAGTGCTTTAGGTCGTAAAACTGATGAACTTATCTACACAGCAATGGATGCTGGAGCAAATTCAACCCAAATACATGATACAAGTTCTGCATTAGAAAGAGCAGATGTTCTCTCATTGTTTGAAACAATGGGTGTAGCAGATGTTCCTGAAGATGGACAAAGATTTGTTGCCATGAATCCTAAAGGTTTTGCTGACCTATTCACAATTACAGAGTTCTCAAGTGCAGACTATGTAGGTGAAGCACAGCTTCCTTATGCTGGAGGAATGACAGCTAAGAATTGGCTATCGTTTATGTGGTTCAGTACGTCAGCCGTTACAGCTGGTAAGAATATAGCTTACCATAGTTCAGCTGTTGGTTTAGGTATTGGTGCAGATGTTTCAACAGAAGTAAACTATGTGCCAGAAAAAGTATCTCATTTAACCACATCTATGATGTCCATGGGTTCCACTGTCATTGATGACAATGGTGTCTATGAAGTCTTAGATAATAACAGTTAGGAGGTTTAAATGGCTTATAGTGAAACTGGATTACACCGAATAGGTGGAGCAAGTGGAGTAAATCTTTGGATTTATCAAACTGCAGATGCGATTGCAACTGTTAACACTGCTGGTTATTTTAATGATTCTGCTAATATGTTGAACGTCAGAGACTTAATTATTGTTATGGACACTAATGTTCCAACAACAAATTTTTGTACTGTGCTTTCAAATACTGGTTCAGTTGTTGATGTATCAGATGGTACAGCAGTAGTTGAAACTGATAGCGACTAATTAGGAGTGGGGGGAGAAATCCCCCCTATCTATTATGACAGTTAAAAGTACTACAGCTACAACACCTATTGATATTTGCAATAGAGCATTAGTTCTTATTGGTGCATCACCCATGACATCTTTTGAAGATGGAACAAATGAAGCATTAGTTGCTGTTAATTTATATGAAGATACTTGTCGTTCAACATTGGTTAATTGTCGATGGAGATTTGCAACTGACCAACGAATACTGAATAGACTAACTGATACACCAACTGGAAGATGGGATGCTGGATATTTAATACCAGCTGAATCACTTTATGTTCATACAGTAACAGTTAGTGATAGCCCAATTAAGTATGATATATTTGGTAATTATGTTTATTGTGATGCGACAACTACTGATGTAGTTATAGCCGATTATAGTTTTAGACAGTCAGAAGCAAAGTTTCCATCGTACTTTGTTCAAGCATTAGTATATGAACTATCTGCTCAGTTTGCATTAGGCATTGCAAGAGATGAAGGGTTATCAAGTATGATGTTTAATAATGCTAAGTTTTATTTGCAAAAAGCTAGAACTATGGATAGCCAACAACAAACAACAAAAAAACTTGTAACAAATCGTTTTATTGTATCAAGAAGGTCTTGATATGAAAGTAAGAATACCTCAAAATAATTTTGAAAGAGGTGAAATTAGTCCATCCATGAGGATGCGTACTGATCTAAATACATATGTACAGGGTGCAGAAGAAGTAAGAAATCTTTTCTTATTAGCTGAAGGTGGTGTTAAACGAAGGGCTGGTACAGAATGGTTACATACTTTTACAGGAACACCTAACACAGCAAACAGAGTTGAAATTAGATTAGAGCCATTTTTATTTAGTGATGATGAAAGATATATCATGGCATTTTATAATGCTGGATTAAAAGTTTTTCGTATTAATGCATCAACAGGAGTAGTTAGTTTAGTTGCAACAATTACAGCTGACTCAGCAAGTGCTAGTTTGCCTTGGACAACAGCACGTTTAGAAAGAATGACGTTCACCCAAAATGCTGACGTTATGTTTATTGCACATCCTGATTTTATGATTCGTAAAATAACCAGGACATCTGTTACAGCATTTTCAGTAACAACATTTGCCTTTGATGAAACAGTAGCAGATGACCAAACGTATCAACCTTATTTTTCTTTCCAAGCAAGTGGTGTAACTTTAACACCACAGGCAACAAGTGGTACTGGCAAAACAATGACAACTTCGGCTGATTACTGGAACTCAAGCCATGTCGGTACAATTATAAGATATGCTGGGAATGAAGTATTAATAACTGGATATACAAGTGCAACAGTTGTAACTGGCACAGTTAGAAAAACATTATCAGCAACAACAGCTTCAACAAATTGGGATGAAGCATCTATCGGAGCCTATCGTGGTTATCCAAGTGCAATAACATTTCATGAAGATAGATTGTGGTTTGCTGGTACAACAAATCAACCTGATGCTATATGGGCTTCAACAACTAGTGAATATTTTAATTATGATGTTGGTTCAGCTGGTGATAGTGACAGCATACAAATAACAATTAATGTTGGTGAGTTTAATGCTATACGTCATTTAGTTGCTAATCGTGACTTGCAAGTTTTTACAAGTACATCAGAATTATATATTCCTTCTTTTGCTGATAAAGCATTAACGCCTACAAATACACAAATAAGAAGACAGACACCTTATGGTGCATCCTATACAAGACCACTTCCTTTTGATGGTGCTACTCTTTATGTACAGAAAACAGGAACCTCTGTTAGAGAATTTCTATTTAGTGATAAAGAATCAGCATATGTTTCAACTCCTATATCATTGATTTCATCTCATCTTATAAATAATCCTGTTCATATGGCATCAGTAAAAGGTGCGTTTGATAGACCAGAACAGTATGCGTTTGTTGTAAATGCAGATGGTAGTCTTGCTGTATTTCATTCAATAAGAAACGAAGAGAAAGCTGGATGGGCAAAGTGGACAACAACAGGGAACTATCATTCTGTATGTGCTATAGATGATAGAGTGTTTTGTGTTGTTAGTAGAGATTTAGGTTCAGGAACAAATACATATTCTTTAGAAGAATTTAAAACATCTTTACGTTTGGATTGCTCAGATAGCTTTACAGCAACGTCTTCTAACAATGGAATATTTTCAACGAATACTATTTATACAAACAATGCAGTTTTGTCAGTTATAGAAGGAGATAACTATATAGGTTCTTTTACACAAGCAAGTAATCAGATTAATGTATCATCAGTAAAAAGTATTAATACAGCAGAAATTGGATTAAGTTTTACAGCATCTTTAAAAAGTTTACCAATAGATGCACAAGTAACAGGGGGTCCTTTAACTGGTGAACCTAGAGCAATTACAAGAGTAAACCTTGACTTATTGAGTACATTATCTGTATCAGTAAATGCACAACCTTTACTTATACAAGGTGTAACAGATACAGTAACGAGTTCACAAATGGCTTTTAATTCATTTACAGGTAAAAAAGAGTTTCGATTGTTAGGTTATAGTCGTGACCCAAGAGTAGAGATAACACAAACAGCACCATTAGATTTACAAATTAATGGCATGATAGTAGAGGTAGCTTTTTAATGTGTGTAGGACCACCACAATTATTAATGATTTCAACAATGGCAACAGCAGTTGGTTCAATATCGGCTGGTAATGCACAAGCAAAAGCATATCAAAGAAGTGCAACGTCTGAAGTAGAACAAATGCAAGCTGATAAAGAAGTTGCAGAATTAGAAGCAATAACAGCAGAAACAGAACGTATGTTAACATTCCAAGAAGCTGTTGCTTCAAATGCAACTGCTATGAGTTTTATGGGCAGAGATGTAAACGACCCATCAGCATTAGCATTGTTTCAAAAAAACTGGGATAATACTCAATCTGATATAACAAATATAAAACTACAGCATAGATTAAATAATCAAAAAAGAGATCGGATGATGCAAACAACTTTAGATTCTTCTAATGAAAGAGCGATAGCATCACAAAGGTCAGGTGGATTAAATGCTTTAGTATCTGGCACAACAGGGATTAGACAAATAAAGGAAATAGAATAATGGCAATAAAGGTCATTAAAAGAAATACAACAGTAAAGCCTGTAGGCGTTGTTAAACAAGATGCGTTTAGTGCAGATGCAGAATTATATAAATCAATTTCAGAAGCATCAACAAAATTAATGGTTCAATCTTATAGAGATGGGATAAATGAAGCTACTGAAAGAGGGAAAGAAACAGCAAGACTTACTGTATTAGATACAACAGGAGCAATTAAAAAAGTAGATGCTCCAGAATCATTTGGTAAAATAGCAACAGAATCTTTTAATAAAGCAATGATTTCTAGATATGAAACAAGTATTGACTCACAATTAAAAAATATGTTGTCAAGTATTCAGTTAAAAAGTTCTGATGGAAAAACGTTATATGATGATGTAACACAAGGTATTCCTTTATATAATAATCCTGACTTGTATAAAAAACACGCTGTTAGAAAAATAGCAGAGATAATTAAACAAACACCAGATGATTTACAGGCATATACACAGCAACGTGGAGAACAGTTATTAAGTACAGGATTAACACAAGTATCAAAAAATCAACATGACCAAAATGTAAAAACAATTCAATACCAAACAAACCGAGATTTGAATCGTCAAGTGTCTGAGTCATCTTCATTATTTAGTGATGGAAAAACAAATTTAGATACAAAGCTTGAAGAATACAGGAAACTTCGAGAAAATATTAATGATCAAGCACAATTATTGAAGCCGAATGATTTAAATAATTTAATTAATATTGTTGATAGTGAACTTATTAAAGGTGTCATAAATAGTATTGTTAAAGAAGGTAACGATGGAAAGGGATTATACAAACACGAGATTGCAAAGTTCCAAGATTTATATGAAAAAAATGGTAAAATACCTTATGAAAATTATAATAAAGTTATAAAGGCTGTTAAACCATCAGTATCAATAGATGCCAATATACGCGCGCATTTTAATGTTTTAAAAAATAATGCCGTAGTTTTAGGTAAGCCAACAAACAGAGGTTCTCAAGCAAGAGCAGACCAAACGTCAAATCAATTAGAAACACTAGCTAATGAATCTAATATCCCAATGACAACACTTATTGCTACAAGTCAAGATGCACAAGACCAAATTCAACAAGATGGTATTTTGCCAACATCGTTAACAAATACATTTGATTCGTATTTAACAGTAGATGGATATGACCCAACAGGAGTAAAAGGATACGAATTATTTACTATATGGGATAATCTTACCCTTGTAAATAAAGGTAATTTAGTAGGTCAAGTAAGAAATACAAAACTTATTGGAAAAGAAATTAATAATTTTATGATGGCTATGAGCAGAAGAATGGATATAAATAAAAGTCCAGAAGGTTTTCAACAAGGTTTAACAACATATAATTTTACAAAAGAAAATGGTTCAGAATTTAATAATTTACTAAGAGCAGAACTTAACAAATACAAGAAGGATAAAGAATATTCAGGTTCTGCAGAAAGTGGTGAATTGAGAGATGAATTAATTGATAGATTTATAAGTGGTGGTTTCTTTAAAGGAGATAGGGATAGGTCATGGAGACCTATGCATAGTGGTCGTAAAATGACAGTAGAACAAGGAGAAGAATATATAGATGAAGCAATTATAGCTTTTGCATTAAGTTTAAAAACAGCTTCTGGTGATGGGAAAAAAAGACCAACTATGTCTTTAAATGAGTCATTAACAAAAACATGGCTTCAATTAAGAGATGACTTTGCATATCAAAAAGGTCTTTTTACTGCTGAAGGTTTAGCAGCATTTCAAAATTATTCATACAATGTACCTAACCCTGATGCTGGAAAAGTAGTAGGTTATATGGGTATGTCATCAGTTTCACCAGAAAATTTTAGAAGAACACACAATATGGGAGCATCTGTTAAAACAGCTTATACTTTAGAAAGAGCATTTTCTGGTGAATCCTATGCAAATGTTAATCCAATAAATGAATTTTATAAATTTGTAGAAGATGTATCAGATAGTATATTAAATCCAAAATCTAAAGAATTAAAATCAACATTTGGAGAAGATGTTTTTATACAATTAAGAATGAACTCAACAAAACAAAATCCTAGTTATCAACTACTCTATAAAGATAAAATTACAGGCAATGTTGTTCCTGTTATAGCAAATGAAGCTCCTGTTATTATAAATTTAAATGATTTTAAAATAAGTTTAAAAGAAGATATTGAGATAATGAAACGAATAGGAGGTAGTTATAAAGAAGTAGGAAATAAGATTTGGCAAGAGTGGCAAGATTCTTTAGAAGAACATAAAAAATTAAGATTAGCAGGTGGTTTTTTGTCTGATTCTTTAATTAGTAAACCAACTTTAGAATCAACTATTGAAAATCAAACAAGTATGGAGTTCCAAGATTTAAATGATGAAGGCTCATGGTTTGATGATACTGTAGAAAATTTAAAAAAAGTACCTGATTATTTGTCAAGATTATTAGGTATAGATAAAGCTGGTGCAACAACGATTGGTAATTCTATTGAATCAATACAGCGTTTTAATCCTACAAATATTCGTTTTAGTGCTGATAATCAATGGGTTGGAAGTATGGGTAATGAAAATGGTTTTGAAGTTTTTGAAGCAAACGAACATGGTTATCATGCAACATTAAAAATATTAAATACTTACAATGAAAAATACTATGATAATAAAATGACTATTACAGATATGATTACAAGATGGGCGCCACCTAAAGAAAATAATACAAAAGCATATATAAATTACATTTCTAAATCTAGTGAGTATCCTGATGATGAAATTATTGACATGATGGATGAAGATTTATTATTTAATATTTTAAATGCTATGACCAAAATGGAATTAGGTTTATCAGTTTACAATCAATATGACGATTGGGAAAATGAAATACGAAATGGTATTTCAATGGCACTAAATTAATATGACCATACAACAATTAAAAAATGTATATAGCAGAAATTATAAAGAGCCTGTTTATTTACCATACAGTCAAGAAGTAAATGAACCTGACCCAACAGGATATTGGGAAGGTGTAGGAACTATGTTGAAATATCAATACAGTCCTATTATAAATTATATAGATTCAGTAGGTAAGTTTACAGATGACCCTGATTTTAAAGCATATAAATATATAGACTTTGAAAATGAAGATGCATCTTATTTAGCATCAGCTGGTTCAAGAGAAGAACTGCAATTCTTAAGAGAAAATAAAAGAAAACAACAAGAAATAAAACAAGATATTCATCATTTGCAAGGGTCACAAATGTTAATAGGTGCAATGTTAGACCCTCTTAATTTTTTAATACCTGGTGCTGTTGTTGGTAAAACTGTTATGCAAGGTGTTAAAACAGGAGCAATGGCTGGTTTAAAATATGGTGTAGCTTCAGAAGCATTGCGTGCGCCTTTTGACCCAACAAATACTACAACAGAAACACTTTTAAATGTCGGTGTAAGTTCTACATTAGGTGGTGCAATAGGTGGTGCTATAAAAATACCTATGGCTACAATGCGTTGGCAAAAAGCAAAGAAACAATTACAAGAAACAACAGACAGTACACTCCCTTTAGGTATTGATAAGACTATTAAAAACAAATCTATTAATGTTAATAAATTTAATAAAGATAACAAAACAAATATCAAAGAAGTAAAACATACAAAAAAACATACAATTCAAGAAACTCAAAAAACTGTTAAAGCAATAGATGAAATAGTTGATGAAAAAGGAAACTCAGTATTTAAACTTATTGATGATGCAGTAGTTCCAGATAAAGCAAAAGTTGGTGATGATATTACTTTATTAACAATAGATTCAGTTAATGCTAAAGGAAAAAAAATAAAAGGTATAATAGAATCAATATCTCCACAAGGCATGATAAAGGTTAAAATTGGTAATAAAAAATTTAATGCTAAAACAACTTTAAAAAAAATATCGTATGATATGATAACAAGAGATAAAGACAATAATATTGTATTAGATACAGAATTTATTAAAAGCACTTTTAAAAATAAACCTTGGACAAACCCTAAACTAAAAGGTGTTAAACCTTTACCTGATAATCAATTTGAAAGTGCAAATGAATGGTTTAATTTTGTTTTATTGCGTGAATATAAATATAATCAATCACCTAAAAAAACAAATGAAGCGCCAATACAATATGAAAATAGAATAAATCAAGAATCATTAGAAGAATTAAAAACACAACAATTAAAGATTAAAAAAAATATACCTATTAAAAATCAATACGATAGTGCTTTAAGAAATACTTTAGGAAATATTGTTAAATCAACATATCGAAAAATTATTTTTTATGAAGGTGAATTAAATGGTAAGGAATTACCAGACTCAGTTAAAAAACTAATTCATAAAGGTTTTGGCGATGGTCAATTAACCACAATAGAAAATTTGTTTGGGATAGCAACACAATCTACATTACAAAAACTAGGTCAGCATTTAGGAAAACGTGGAGATTTTGAAAGAGCAATAGAAAATTTACATTCATTACAGTTAAAACTTAAAAAAGAAGGCACATTGCATAAACCTGTTAATAAAGATATTTACGACCCAGCTACAGGAGAAATGAAACATACAGCTAGACGAGGTTATTTTGGTGCAACTAATAGAATTAAATGGTGGCAAAGTAGAAATGATGATGATTTAGAGACTTTTATAAACAGAGTAGCCATTCATTATATGTTAAAAGATTCATGGAAACAAATAAATAAAACAGGTCGGTTGCAAAAAGAAACAGGAAAAGATTTTAATTATTTAAAGTATGACCCTAAAACAGATCATAAAAATTCTATGGGTAAATCAGAACCTATAACTAAAGTAGAAGAAGAGGCAACAAAAGTTTTAGAAAAATATTTTAAAGAATATGAAGGACTAGGTTTAGATGCTGGTATGTTTAATATTAGTAGAACATTACAGCAAAAAGAATATGTTCTTAGTAAGACACTTCCTGATGAAATAAAAGAAATAAAAGAAAAATTTAAAACAACAAACGATGCTGATGAAAGAAGTATGATTGGTTTAGAAGTGCGTGAAGCAGAAAAGCGTATGTTTGATTTAAGAAAAAGTATAGATGATATTAAAAAACACGAAAAAGATTTAACACCTCCTTTTGAAGAAAATTATTATAGTAGAATTTATAACAAAGAATTTATTAAAGCAAACAGAGAAATATTTCAAGAACTTGTTGAAGAATGGTTTAAAGTAAAACCTTATAGATTAATTCATAATGAAAAAACAGGTCTATTAAAAAAAATATCGTACTCTACAGACCCAAAAGAAATAACCAAAAGAGCCAAAAAACATATTGTTAAACTTTTAGAAGAGGATGACCCAGAGGTTACATCATCTTTAATGAATCCATTAAACGTAAGTGCTTTACATGGTAGAAATTTAGATGCACCAAATTATTTTGGAGTGCAAAGTAAAATAGATGGGGAGATTTACCGACTTACTGATTTTATAATTACTGACCCATTTGCAGTTGTTCAAAATTATGCCACAAGAATAGCACCTAAAATACAATTTAAAAGTGATTTTGGTATGAGTGCAGAACAAGTTAAAAAAGTTATAGAAAAAGAAATGCTACTTGAAAAATTTACAGATAAAGATATAGCAAAAATAAAACAAGGATTTGATGTTTTATATTCAAGAGTAGTAGGACAAACAATAAAATCGCCAGAAAGATGGGATAATGAATTAGCACAATATATTAAAGCACTAGGAACAATTACTTTTTTAAGTGACTCAGGTAGAGCATCTATTGTTGATACAGGAAACTCAGTATTTCAATATGGATTTAGACCATGGCAAATGGCAATGGAAACATTTTCAAGACCAGAGTTATATGGCAAAAGGTCTAAAGCAAATAGATTAGCTGGTGAGGGTATTGGTACAGCAACATTAGTAAGCATGGCAAATAAAGTTATTGAATACGCAACAGCACATCCAGCAACAAATAGAATGGCAAGAGTGCGAGATAGGTCAGTAGAATATTCTATGCAATTAAATTTTTTAAAGCCATTTACTCTAATGTGGAAAGAAGTCATAGGTAATTTTTCTCAACATGATATAATAGAAAAATCTTTTAATTATAATTCATTAACAAAATCAGAACGTATAACATTTGCACGACATGGTATTGGTGAATACGAAGCTAATTTAATTCAACGAGAAAACAAAGCAATAGAAATAGATTCAAATGGTGCATATTTACCAAATATTGATAAATGGGAAAATTCAGAAGCTAAAACAATATTCTTAGCTACGCATCAAACTTACATAAACACAGGAAGTTTAACAGCATCAGCATCAGATAAGTTTCAAATGGTAGATGGTGTTGTATTTGTTCCTTATAAGCCTTGGATGAGTAAATTTAAAAATAGAAAAGGCGAATCTTTATTTGAAATTGATGAAAGTATATCATCTGGTACAGCTAAATATGTTAGGTTGCAAAGTGGCATGATGGGATTACCTTTTATGTTTTGGAATTATGGATTAGCTGCGAATCAAAAAATACTACAGGCTGGATTTGATCCTAACAGACCTTTAAGTAATAGATTATTTGGTGCATCTATAATGATAGGTTTAGGATACATGATAGCAAGTTGGCGAGTACCTGATTATAGATGGGATAGCATGACATATGCTCAAAGAATGGCAAAAGCTGTTCACTTATCTGGAGTTACAGGAATGTACACAGATATTTTGTATATGAATTTACATATGTATAAAGGATTTGGTGGTAAAGATATGGAAAATTCTTTAGCTTTATATGACCCAGATATTTATGATGCAATTATGGAACCATTTGGTGCTGGTTATGGTTATGTTGGTGATGTTGGTAGAAGTTTAGTTACTATGGCAACAGATAGTATTCCACATGGATTAGCACAACTTCCATATCCCTTACAATTCAATATGTTTTTAAGAGATGACATAAGAGAAATGAGAAGATTCTTGCGTAATTATTAAAAATATGTTTATAAGGAGTTATTATGTCAATATATGTAGATTCTGAAACACCGAGAATACAGTTTACTGTTACAAGTCCTACTACTGCGTTTGCATTTGACTTTAATTTTTTCCAAGATTCGGATATTAAAGTTTATGTAGATTCTACTCTTAAAGAACTGACAACGCATTATACTGTTACTGGTGAAGGTAATGATACAGCATCAAATCATGGTGGTACAGTTACTTTTGGGTCAGCAGTAGATGATGTTACTGTTACAATTATTCGTGATATAACAATCCAGAGAACAACTGACTTCCCAGCAAGTGGTTCTTTTCAAGTTGATTCTCTTAATACAGAACTTGATACTATTACAGCTATTCAGCAAGAACTTGAAGATGACTTTAATCGTGCTTTAAGATTAGATGATGAAGATTCTGCTGTTGCAATGACATTGCCATTAAAAGCATCAAGGATTGGAAAGATATTAGGATTTAATTCTTCTACTGGTGTACCAGAAATGTATGTGTATCTTACCAATGAGAATACAGTTGCGTTAGATGGATTAACTGCTGGTACTGTTTTAGCCAGCAAGTATGTTCTTGTTGATGCAAACAAAGATATTGGCACTTTTAGGAATATAACTTTATCTGGTGAACTTGATGCTGGTTCATTGGATGTATCAGGTGATGCAGATATTGATGGTACATTAGAAGCTGATGCGATAACCATAGGTGGGGTTACATTAGCTGAAACGATTGCCGATACAGTCGGTGCAATGGTTAGTTCTAATACTGAAACTGGTATTACTGTTACTTATGAAGATGGTGATAATACATTAGATTTTGTTATTGGCTCTGGAGTTATTGCAACTGCTATGCTTGCTGGCGATGCCATAACAGAGGCTTTAATTGCCGATGATGCTGTTGAGAGTGAGCATATAAATAACAATGTAATATCTGGTCAAACAGAAATTACTTCTGGTTTAGCTGATGCTGATGAACTGCTTTATTCGGATGGTGGAACTGTTAAGAAAGTTGGGATGGATACTCTCAAAACTTATTTTTCTGCTGTTGCTGGCAATTCCTCAATTACAACAGTTGGTACTATAGGAACTGGTACTTGGCAAGGAACAGCTATTGCATCTACTTACATTTCTTCTGACTCAATTACTGGAGCAAAGATAGCTGACAATGCTATAGACTCAGAACATTATACAGATGGTTCGATTGATTTAGCTCATATGTCAGCAAATAGTATTGATTCTAGCCAGTATGTTGATGGCTCAATCGACCTAATTCATATGAGTGCGAATAGTGTAGACAGTGACCAATATGTAGATGGCTCGATTGACTTAATTCATATGTCTGCAAACTCTGTAGATTCTGACCAGTATGTAGATGGAAGT